AAGAGGCTATGCCAGCAGATCATGCAGAAGATGGACTACTGGAATCAGAAGATAGACACCGAGTTTTATTACGAACACATCACCGACTCCAGCGCGATCAACCAATGGCATCCCGGTGGTGAGGGCAGCTACGATAGCTGGGACTTTGAGAGGTACAGCGATGGGAGAATTAGAATGGTGGGATGCCCAAAGGGTCAGGGTTCAGTAGAGGCTAGGGTAAGATTACTCTCAGGCAAGCTGTTCCAAGATGAGTTCTACGCTTCAGCATTGTGTACGAACACGGTGGAAATGCTGATGAACTTGGAGTCAGACAAGAAAGACCCGACCAAACCCAAGCGCAGCAAGTACATCCACAAGTTTGATTCGATTACATACCCAATGTTCAAGCTGGATTTGAATAACAACAGCAGATTACCCAAGGCCACAGATGTAAGACCGCATCTAATACATTGCGGAATACCTTGATTGTGACCCTAAATATGAGTAGATAACAAACATGGTCAACGTGACAGATAAAGTTGTATTGGACATCGCTGATGATAGTGAACTCGCTGAATACATTACGAGCAAAGCCCCAGGCGATGAATGCGTCATGGAAATTGTGGCTACCTTGGATGAATCAACAGACGATCAAGCGGTATTTTCTATCAAAAGCGTAGAGGTTGAACAGGATTCATACGAAGAGCCTAGCGAGGAAGAGGATGAAGACTCACCCGTGATGGCAGTAATGATGGGAGTGGAAGATTAAGAAAACCCATAAGTCATTCCTGCTCAGTAGACTCCAAGATAAAGCTGGGGTCATGTCTGGGTGGAGTAGGGACAGAGTAAAGAGATGTTGTGCTTTCCTAAATGTAACGCTGGAGGAACTGGCAGCGCGAAGTTGCATCCCTCTTACTCGATTAGACAGGTGGATGAGGGCGGGTAAGGTTCCCCCATACATTGCCTTACTTTTTTACTTGCAGGAAAGGTCTGAAATAGAAGCTAGATATGATTGATTTTGACGTACTAAAAACGCACGGAACCACAAACGAAAGACTCCGTGAACTGTTCACCGCCAAGCTGCCCAGTAAGGAAGCCTTGGACAAGATGCCAAAGGAAGAGGTCAAGGCATTGGAGAAGGACATTGAACGCAGGGAGAAGGCAGAGGATTTAATTTCTTCACGGATCACAGAGCATATTACTTTCAGCCTACGCAACCACCACCTTTACAGCTCAGTTGACCTAGCTTGGGACAGTTCTCCTATCAACAGCAGGAACATCCCGCTCATCATGTATGCACAGAAGCGGATCAACGTGGACTCATGCGTTAAGGAACTGGACAAGCTGAAGGTTACAGACAAGTACGTCAAACGTGATGCTGCCGGTAAGCCGACCGAGATTGATCTGCCCAAGTTTTTTGAGGTCAACATCAACCTGGTCCGCAGCTTTGTGACCCGGCGACTTGCTGCCCAGGTTAACAAATACAACAACCTTTACCCTTTCTTTAAGTATCAACCCAGAGGAACAAGCGCAGCCGGAAAACTGCGGGCAGATGTATTGTCTCAAAGGGTGGACATCATGGCGGATCAGTATGATTACCGTCATTTCCAGACCCAGATCATGCGGGATATGTTCTTGTATGGTCACAGCGTTGCCTTTCCACGGGCCGCTTGGGAGAGAGAAGTCCAATGGGAGAAGGATGTATCGGATGAAGAGTACAGGATGGAAAACAATCAGCGGATCAAGACCACCGTTTCCAAGGAGGGAGTGTGTTGGATTAACCCGCATCCGAGTCGTGTGTTCTGGGATAATGATTCACCTCTCACCTCTGTAAACTCTGATACAGGCACGGAATACATAGGGTTCTGGGACATCTCTCGCTATGGGGATGTGATGAACAACCCAGAGTATTTCAACCGTGATTCGATTGGATACACCACATCTACGGCTGGCCTGTTCACCCAGTACAGCACCTACTTTAATACCTACTACACTCAGATTGTCCCGCCGCACACCGAGGATGACCTGACCAGTTGGAACGACAGAAAAAATACAGTTGGAATCTATTCGGGTGAGATGACTGACACCTCTGTATTTATTACTGATTATTTTTGGAAGATGATCCCTAACCAATGGGGTGTGGGCGACTACCCGTATCCTGTCTGGGTTCATCTCCGAGTAGCTGGTGACTCGACGGTGATCTTTGCCGAGTTCCTCCCGTCATCACCGGCTGCTGTCTTTGCATTCAACGAGAACGACAACAGGCTCCGCAACATCTCGGTGGCCCACGAGTTAATGCCGTTCCAAGATCAGCTCACTAACCTGTTCAGCCAGTTATTGGAGACTGCCAAGGCTGACCTGTTCTCGGTGGGTGTACTCAATACCGACATATTCCCAGACACAGAGGAAGGGATGGCAGTTCGAGAAGACTTCAGAGACACCATGCAAGGGGAGAATTTCTACTCCTCGACCCATGTACTTGAAGCATCATTCTCGAAGCTCGCCAATCTCGGCATCGATACCAACCCTGACAATGTATTTAAAATTATTAGGGGCAGTAGCAACGGGAACATTAACAGCATTTTCCAATCGATTAACCAACTGTTGATGATGGCAGAGAGGTTGATGGCATTGAGTCCCCAAGAGCAGGGCCAGCCAGCACCCAGGGAGACATCTGCCACGGAGATAATGACCATCAACAACACAACTGAATCGGTCTACAGTTTTATCTCCGAAGCAATCGATGAAGGCCGCGCTGCCATGAAGCGAATCATTTACGAGAGCTTGATGACTTGCGGTTCCAACACCATCCATCTCCCAGTAAAGAATCGATACAACGCTGCAATCATTGAGCAAGCCGGCTTCGAGATTGACCCAGAGGACTTGGAGTTTATGTCACCGGACATCGAGCGGAGACACACAGTTATCGGCAGTAAAAAGAATCTGATCCACGACTACATCTTTACCAGCCGAGACGGATCGGAGCGCAGTTCCAACGTACAGGAGGCACAGGCTTTGATTCAGCTATTCCAGATCATCAGCCAGACACCTGTTATTCTGGAGGCTTTAGGTAAGGATAAATACTACGAGCTGCTGAACGAGATTGCCCGTAAGTCTGGGGCCACAGACATCAAGCTGGAGGTTGCGCCGGGAGATGACAACAGCTTCGGCCAAGGTGGAGGGCAGGAGATGGAGGGAATCATGCAGCAAGTAATCGGTGCGGTGCAGACCAACGCCGATGAAATAAATAAGATGAAGGATTTGTTAGGGGGGGCAGCTCCCCAGCAAGGGCGACCGCCAGAAGCAGAAGCGGCGGAAGCTGAAATGGTAGCAGAACAACAACAAATATGAGCGAAGAAGTAGTAGCAGAACAAGTAGAGGAACAGAATCAAGAGGAAGTTGTAGAGGAAACACAGGAGGAAACCGTAGAGGAACCAGAGTCCTTTATGGATTCACTCTTTCAAGACCTCGGACTAGCTCAAGATAATGTAGAAAAATCTGAAGAACCAGAACCAGAACCAGAAGAAACAGATGAAGTACCACCACAAGAAACCACAGAAGTCATCAGCCAAGGCGAAGATGCACCCGAAGACGAAGCCAGCCAAGACGAGCCAGAAGAAAAGCCTAAGAAAAAGGTAACATATAAAGCTCCAAAGGTTGACTATGAAGAGATACGTCGAACCGTTCGAGAAGAGGTTTCCAAACAGCAACCAACACCACAACCGCCGACACCACAGCAGCAAGCGGCGGAGCCAGAACCGGCAGAGGATGATCTCGTTCCTGAGCAATTGGAGGAACTGGAGCTGGCTAGATTCGCTGAGAAAAAATACCCAGATAAGTATAAGGGCCAGGCTAAAAAACTCTTAGCGTTCTACAAAAAACTGGATGACTACGCTGCTAACTCTGAAGAAGACCGGACGTTCGATGAGGATGACTCTGAGTTCGTAGACTTCGTACAGAAAAACAAACCTAAACTCACCAACCAGAAACGCCTTGAGCGTGAGATGATTGCTGATCTTGCGGCTCAACAGGTATCCTCTGAGAAAGAGGCTGAGATAGCTGACCTCAAGGAGAAGATGCGGGTACTGGAAACCAAGCCAACGGTTGAGAAAAAATTCAGCAAGTTCACCCAAGACCTACAGAAAGCTGGCGAGCAAGAGGATGAGTTCTCCGCATCTATCTA